GCTTTTCTATTTACTAGATAAGTCAATGTCATAAAAACCGACGAAAAGCGGGGCTGCGGTAGCAGTAACCAACTCAATGCACTTATCTAGTTAGTTACGAATACGAAAAAACCCACTCACCTAGTTATTCACTAGATAAGTGGGTATGTCGTTACTTATTTAGTTCATAGATAAGAAGCAAGGTCACCGTCAGCAATTTCGGAAACATCTACTCCGTGAAATTCTGCAACCGCTTCCCACACCACTTCTTCCGTCCAAGCGTAAGTGCCATTGTTGTATTCAGCAGGCAGGCACTCCCACCAATTGCGAGGCTCACGCTTTACTACTTCTACGAACGAAACAAAAATACAATCAGTGTTAGTAAATTCTTCGTGCCACTCTCCACCAAATTCGTAATCGTTCTCTGCGTCAAGCCAAGTGCCGTCTGCATAAACCGAATTGCCGTCATTGGAAACGAGTACAGTTTCTACTAGAAAAATATCCTTGTCACCATCTTGACAAAACGCAATTTTTTCTCCTTTGTGAAATTTGTGAGCGATTGAGAACGCTGTTCCCTTGCTTCTCACGATTACGTCTGTTACCAACATATTTTCCCCTTTTCGGTAGTAGGTGCTAATTATGGTAATAAGTGGCGAGCAGATTTATCCAAACACTTATCTAGTTCACATTACTTCGTGCTAGCAATTGAGTTTGCGTAATAAACGTCTTCGCACAACTCTGCCAACGTGCGCAAGTCGGCAACTAACGAACCTTGTGAGTTGAGTAACGAACTCAAGCCATTAGGTAGTGTTTGCGAATTGCTATCACCACTTCGTGACGTGTCGCATATCGCTGTGATTAGTTCACTAGCAATCCTCGTTATGTCACTGAAGTCTTTTGCGTTGTAAATCATATTTTCCCCTTTTCGGTAGTAGATGCCAACAATGGTAATAAACGGCGAGCAGAATTATCTGGTCACACTTATCTAGTTAGTAATACGGGAGTACGATTACTTCTTGCTCACCTCTACGAGTGAACACTGCAATTACTTCTTTCTTGCTCACAGTACGAGTAAGCACAATTCCATCATCATTACTAAATCGTTCTGCGAACCAGTGCGCTCTCTGTTCGTCAAGTGTCCACGATAATCCTTCTTCGTTTATATCTTTACGACAACCACGATAAATCGTGAGCGTGTCTGGCAACGATGCAAATAATTCCAATTCTTCTTCACTCATCAGCGAGTGTTGTGAAGCACGGTCACTTCCGAATAGTTCCGTCCACGAACCAATGTTCTGCCAAGCGTTCTCTGTATCTATCCACACATCAGAAGCGAGTGACCAGTAAGTGTTGTCGTCAATTTCATCTTCGTAGGTAGTCAGCACATAATGAAGCGCATCAAGACGGTACGGGCGTTCGTGCAAATAAATGAATTGCGACCAATTGCACTTATCTAGTGAGTCTTTAGTTGCTTGCTTTTTGTTTTCCAGTAATCGGTTTATTAGTTCTACGTCAAATACTGGACCTATCCACATAACTAACGGGTGACGGATAATCGTTCCGAATACATCATCGCTCTCGGTGTATGTAACTAGTTCTTCGTTTAGTTCAGTAATCATGTTCTTTACATTAGTGGTACGCCAATAAAAACACAAGTATTTCTTTCCACTTTCTGCCGACTACCCCGATGGCAGGGCTGTTTCGACAGCCACCGAAACGCTGTAAGCCCCGCAGCTTTCGCTGCAAGCGGTTCTGGCCGGGGCTTACACAGTATGCACTGTGCCTTCTGTTCGGGTGGGTCGGGGGCAAGTCTGCCAACTGCACACCTGCTCTCTCTGTCTGCTCTTTTGTCGGTGTCGTGTCGTTTCCTGAACTGACTAGATAAGTGTCACTGAAATCTGAACTGACTAGATAAGTCTGCCCCACATTGGGTACGATGGTTCTGTCGGGGGAGATGGTCTCCCCCAAAGGGGGAGCATTATGAGCACTATTTCAGACAGATGGTCAGGGGATATTCCTGCCGACCTTTCCGACAAAGCAAGTGAGCAACGCCGTTCGGCGAGACACACCTATTGCCACGCTGTGGAAGCACCAGAGGCTTGGTCACAGTCAGCGACTCTTGATGAGCAATTGGTTCGTCTCTCAACGATAGAGGGAAGTGACGCTGAATTCGTCAAAAGCCTTGCCGACCAGTACGCCAAAAAAGGCGAACTAAGTCAAAAGCAATTGTGGTATGTAGGTCGGCTCTATCGGAAATATTCCGATAAGAACTACTGGCTACGCCAAGCCTTGCTTGGTCACAATTGGCAACAAGTCGGCTTCATCGTCCATCACTACAACACAGTATTGGGCACTTTTTCATCAACGAACTACCACAAGTGCTCCAAGTGTGGTCTAGATGGCGAGACCACAGAGTCCAACAATTACTCTGGTGACTGACTTATCTAGTTAGTCTCTCCCCCCGAGAAATCGGGGGGAGAACTATTGTTCTGCCGACTTATCTAGTTCTCTTTGGCAGACTGACGAATAGCGTCCAACACCTTGTGGCGAAGATGCGAGAGTTCGTGGACATACTCATCAAGCGATGAAGTGAAACCCCAGTCCAAAGTGTTCAGATACTCGGCGAATTGTTCGTCAAGGAGTTCCCAAGCGAGCGAGAGTTCCAGCGTGGACTGCACGAAATTCTCTAACGCTGTTGCGAATTGTTCACGCTCGCTAATAATCGTGAACGAATCCTCACCCTCAATTAGCGAGAGACTGCTTCCACTATCCCAAGCAACACTCACGATGCTGTTGCCCCATAAATCGTCACGCACATTCGTAATCACTCCGAGGTCGCCAGCAACGAGTTTCGTGTACGGGTCATTCGTTCGGACAAGACGAATACGCTTTCCAATTAGCGAAGTCGTGGTTTTGGTCATTATCAATTTCTCCGTTTCTAGTAGGTGTCAAAAGTGTAACTACAAGATGAGAGGTTTCCAAATCAAAAACACTTTCCGCCGACCACCCCGTGTGCGAAACAAACTTGTTTCCGACAACCCCGCTTGTGAGCCCCGTTAAAACCGGCTGGCGCACTCGCCAAAAAAAGGCGAGCTTGCCCTCAAGGGAAAGTGGTTGGGTCGCCGGGTCGAAATAACTCTGCTCTCCTATTACTAGGCTTCGCTTGGCGCAAGCCACGAACGAAAGGGGACAACGTGAAAAGAGAGATTTTGTGGAGGCTGACAGAAGCTCAGAAAGAGGCAATTCTTCGAGCCATCCTGTTCTGCCCGACACAAGTCGGCGATGGTGACGAGGAGCTACAGCGGCACCGGGCCAATTCGGCTTTAGTTGCTGCAGAGCTTGAGCAGCTCGGCTACAGCGATGGCTCGCTGTGGTGGTATCTCGACAGCGACACACGCCGGAAGGCCAAGGCTCGCTGAGCCAGCAGCTCGCAGGGGTTCAGTCCCCTGCGGGCCATGGCCCACAGAAGCCCCGGCATAAACCGGTCACGTCACCCGGAAGACCGGTCAGATAGCGGGGCTCCCACACGGGGTGGGTCGGGGGAGAAGTGAAGGCGCAACGGGTGGGTCGGGCGCAAGTGCGTGGGTCGGGTGGGTCGGGCGAGAAGTGCGACTGTGGAGTGAAGGCGAAGGGCGCAAGAGGAAGGGGGCGTGAACTTACTAGATAAGTCCAGCGAGCGAGCAAGCGTAAATAGATACTAGATAAGTCTGCGTGATGTGAGTTATGCTGATTACAGGGATACTACGAAAGGGATACTGATGAGCCAAGTGCCAACAACCGATACAGATAGAGCAAGGGATTACCTTGTTGCTAATTCGCATAAGAGCCAGTTTCTTGCGAGCGTTCTCAACTACTGGGAACGACACGGCGTAATTACCGAGAAGCAACTGTCGGCAGTATTGCGACAGATAGAGCAAGACAAGTCAGGCAAGCGAGCAAGTATGAACCCTGTAACTGAAATCGGTATGTATCGCAATTCGCAAGGTGTGTTTCGTGTAAAGCAGTCCAAGCGTGGGAGTTTCTACGCTATGCGTTTCGTTCCTGAAGCAAGTACTAAGTCAGAGCGTTTCGTGTACGAAGCAGGTGTTATTCACGAACTGTCTGCGAGTGACCGTATGACTATTGAGCAAGCACAAGAGATAGGAGCACTCGCAGGCGTGTGCTGTGTGTGTGGCGCAGACCTAACGAACGAGAAGTCCGTGCGAGCAGGTATCGGAAGCGTGTGCGCCAAGCGTGTCTAACTAACTAGATAAGTCTGCCAACACGCCGATACCATTACCAGTACCAACGAAAGGGGAACTATGAGTACTGAATACGAAACCGATACCTGTATGACAGAGTGCGTTCATTGTGACGAGCCTGCAAATTGGTCAGAACTTGACGAGCGCACTGACTTGCCGTTTGGCTTCATTGTGGACAAGCACGACAACCTGTGGTGCGAGAAGTGCTACTACGAGGAGCGCAAGCAAAGCAGTGGTCGCCGTAATGAGCGTCATTCATCACTTGAGGACTACTCGCATTGGAACGAGGAAGCACCAATTATCAAAGCGTACGAGGATAGGTACGCAGATTATTACAGCGAGCCAAATTACCAAGACGACCCATACGAAGGAGACGACTACTAATGAACGAACACGAAGTAATCACGCCTGAACTTACTCACCTTGACTGTCTCGGTGAACACCCAAATAGCCCGTGCGAAGGTGTCGTTGAGTTTCGCTATGCGTTGCCTATGCGTTTCCGTAGCAACGGCACGGCGATTATGTTCGCACGGTGCGAGAAGCACTACGAGGAGTATGAGGCGAACTACGAAGCCCGTGAGCGTTTGCAACACGACTACGAGGCGAGCCTGTACTGCAAGCACGGCACTTATGTCGGTGACTGGGCAGGTGCTGACATTCTGTGTGGTCGTTGCGAGAACGAGTAAGCGACACTTATCTAGTTAGTTCTATGACTGACTAGATAAGACCACGCCCCCACTTATCTAGTCACTTATCTAGTTAGTTGTGGTGAGCAGTCTCGGCTGTCTCGGTAAACCACTCCGTTACGAGCGAAAGACCCATCACGGTTGAGCAGGGTAGGGTCAGAAAGGATAAGAAGCCCTACTCGCAACGAGCCGTATGTTGCCCACCACGAAGCGAAGCATAGACCACGAGAGAGCAACCGAAAGCGAACTTCGCGCCGACTACCCCGTGACCACTCTGCCCTCGCTCCCTTTGGGAGCCCCGGGGGCGTCAGCCCCTGCGGGGCTTCCAGCGTCGGGAGTGGGGGTGGTGGGCGTGGCGCAACGGGTGGGTCGGGTGGAAGTGGCAGACAAGGCAAACGGTCAGTGGCTTCATTGGCTTGTGGAATAACTAGATAAGTGTGAACTCACTAGATAAGTCTGCCTACTCCCTGTTATGGTATGAGTATCTACTAATCCCACGAAAGGGGAACTCAATGAAAGCCATAGACCTAGCCACCGAAGTTGAGCAAAGTCTCAACGACACCCAACTTGGGTACGACATAAAGCAAGCGCAGTTGTACTCCGTCACGCAGTACGGCGAGTACGCCATTGAAGCGACACACGGCGATGTGTATGAACTTCTAGAAAGTGATGACAGCGTGGCAGTAGCCAAGGCTTCGGACTTCATCGCATTGGTCACTTGTGGTTGGGCTTCACCTATCAACGATGACGATGATGATGAAGTAGCACCGAGCCAGCACCCGAAGCGTAGGCGTGTTCGCTTGTTCGTTCTCGCTAATCGTCACGGCGTGGCGAGTGTGCTTCGCTTCTCCGATGAGCCAGACAGCATTGTTACCGATGAAGGTAAAGCCACTGGCTCGCTCGCTGACGCTGTTCACACACTGTTCTCCAAGTCACGCAAGAATACGAACTAGATAAGTTCGTTCGGTCAAGCCGACTAGCCCACCACGCACCCCCTGCGTGGTGGGCTTAGTTGTTTATGGACTTATCTAGTTAGTTCATCATCACGCAAGCGATACGACTTATCTAGTAAGTTCACGCAAGCACCGAACTCCACCGTGACGGTCAGGCGTTCACTCCGAGAGCAAGCACGGCGAAAGCCGTGTGCGCTAGCCACGAAGTCACTCCGAGCAAGAGCCGAACTTCCCCCCGACATACCCGTGTGCCAGCCAACGGCTCGCACCTTGTAAGCCCCGCAGAAGTCGGCGAAACCCGGGGCTTCCAACGCAAGCGAGCAAGCGTTGAGCTTCGGGGTGGTCGGGGGCAAGTGCCGAGCGTGAGGGGAACTAATTAGATAAGTCTGCCCACTGCGCCATACCGTAAAGGTCAAGGAATAATACGACACGATTACTGGAGATAACTTATGGCATTAGATATGCAAGCACTGGATAACTGGATTACTCATATTCCTGAATATGAGCCCGTACTTATCAGCGAACTGAACTACGCCGACTACGAGGGTAAAGACTTGCGAGTAGGCGAGCGCACCTGCGAGCGTTGCAGTACAGAGGTAGGTTGGCGTGAAGGTATGTCGCTAATCACGTACTGGCGTATTGACGAGGACGGCGAGCGCGAGTTATGCAACGAGTGTTGGCAGACGCTATGCGAGCCACAATACGAGACTTACTACGGCTTACCAGACTAACTAGATAAGTCTGCACGCTAGGTACTATAGTGGTACTTGCCTAACAACAACAACCTAAGGGGGTTACACAATGGGCGCACACTCACTAGAGGGAATGTCAGAGGTCGCAGACTTTGACACCACACTTCGCTGGCACTTGGCTAGTAATCATTATCCGTCAGTACCGTCCGCAATGGTTGAACCTTGCAAGGTTGCCATTGCCAACGCACAACGAGCCGACTGGGACGCACCAGTGGAGTTGCCTGCAGGTGTCACGTGGCGAGGTCAAACAACCTGCCCAACGGACGCACTTGTTGAAGGTTTTCACTTGGGTCAGTTCATTGACTGGCAAGCACACTTGGAACTGTACGGCGAGGATAGCGAGTAGTACCTAGCCAGTCCTACCAGAGACGGACGAGCCCGACACGCTTACGAGTGTGTCGGGCTTATTCCGTTGCCGACACTTATCTATCTAACTAGATAAGTCCTGCGAGCCCGACATACAGCGAGTACGTCACTGAATAGACGTGTCTGACCGAAAAAAATCGGGGCTTCCAATGGTGGAAAAATCGGCGCACTTTGCTTGCTCACGGGGTAGTCGGGTGAAAGTTGGATAAATCTGCCCGATACGAGTTAGAGTTAGAGAAACCAAATAAAGGGGGTTACTGATGAAAAATAATGAACTAGATAAGTATGACCAGCACTACCGTATTCTCGCTCGTAAGTTCAGAGCGTTCGCAATAATCGCAGTTATTGTCATTGCGTTGCTTGTCACTCACACAGCAAATCAGCCCGATTACACTTGCTCGGAAGCAACGATAATCGTTAGAGAAGGTGACACGCTATGGAGTATCGCAGAGACAGCGTGTACGGGCGAAATCACACAGGTTGCCGATTACCTAGTAGATAAGTACGGCACGACTATCTACGCAGGACAGGCGATAGACCTGCCGATAGACGATAACTAACTAGATAAGTCCGAAGTCCACACACACTCACTAGATAAGTTGCCAAAACCTCACTCAACGGTTTGAGCCCCGCTTCGCTCAATAAAACAAAAAACCACGGGGCTTACACGGTAAGCAGGCGAGTTGGTGAAGCGAGTGTGTTTCGGGGTGGTCGGGGTGAAGTCCGTGCTGTTGTGAAGGAAAGAACCACACCTGTCCTGAACTTATTGACGGTGGTGGAAAGGAACTGAACTGACTAGATAAGTAACTAGATAAGTCTGCTGTCGTGTTCGTAGTGTGATGTCGTTCGGATACCAACTAGACCCCGAACAAGGAGAGCAATAATGTCCACAGTCAAAGTCAAGGTGAAGGTGAGTATTCTCATCTCTCACTTAGAGCAGGCTCTTGCCGAGCGTGAGGCTCGGTACAAGAACCAAGAGAAAGAACAACTTGCCTACGAGAAAGCAGTTGAGGCGTGGAACCTCGCTGTCCTGAAACTCATCAAGGCAGGCAAAGGCGAAATTGAGGAAGCAACCAAGAACTACTACTACTCCCGCACCCGAAAGAGCAAGGGCAAAGTGTCGTTCAGCGTCAGCGTGTTTCTCCCAGAGGGCGCACTTCCAGACGAGCCAGAAAGTCCAGACCGTTACAACGAACACGAGTACAAGCGTGAGAAAGAGGAAATCTCACAGGCAATTCGTGTGCTGAAACTCACAGACGAGCAGTATGTGAGCGCAAGCACCTACAACTCGGTGGCGAAGTACCTCTAACCCCCTTTCCCACTTACCCACCGAACGAGACGGGTGGCTTGCCAGAAATGGTGAGCCACCCGTTTCACTTATCTAGTTACTAGATAAGTCCTCAACGAGCGAGAAGCGACTACGAGCGAGCAGGGCTTGTGTCTGGGCGTTACTTGCTTCGGCTATCTCTATCAGCCTGTTCGCTTCGGCTATTAGTAAATAGATAAGTGCCAGCCGTTCATCTATCCAACCTTCGGAGCCCCGTTGGAAGGGCTGGCTGCCGGGGCTTACAAGGAAAGGGCGCATAGGGAAAGAATAATGGGCGCACGGGGTGGTCGGGGGGAAGTGGAAATCGGGCGTGTCGGGGGGAAGTTTCAGAAATCTGTCTAGCGATGTTGGTAAATCTGCTTTCAGGGGTGTAGGGTGGTGCGCAAGCCACCACCCAACACAAGGAGACTAAACCAATGGCTACTGAAACCCAAATCCAACAAGCAGTGGAAGCGTTCCTAAACGCTCTCACAGCGAAAGAACAAGCCGAGCAAGCGCACGAAGTGGCAAGAGAAACTCTTGTCGCAGTGTTCGCCGAGAACGGTATCAACGACTTCACGCAAGACGAAATCACTCTCTCGGTCACGCCGAGCGAGCGCAGGTCTTTCTCACTAGATAAGTTGCGCAAGTCAGTCAGTCCTGCTCTGTTCCGTAAGGTGACGAAGCCAAGCGTGGACACGAAGGCTTGGGATAGCGCAGTGGACAAGGGCGAAATCCCAAACAAGGTAATCAAGTCAGTCGTGGAAATCACGAACTATGTCCGAGTGCTGGTGAAGCCAGCGAAGGGCGCAGTCAAGCCAGCAAGCAAGGCGAGCAAGGTCGCTTAGTCGTTCAGTGGGTGGGTGGACTTACTAGATAAGTCTGCCCACCTACTATTACGATGAAATCGTAAGAAATACCTAGACCCGAAGGGGGTAGAACAATGGCAACAAAGGCATTACACATCACAAGCGAGGGAGAGTGCTTGCCACTCTTTCTTGACGAGGACACGGCTCACATCGCCATCAACGAAATCGTAGGTGGTTGGTTTGACAGCGTGAACGAGGGAAATCTGAACATTGTTGGCTACATCAACGATGAAGGCTTGCTCATCGGCTTGCCAATGAACGCAGTCGCTTCGGCACTGTTCGGCAGACCACTAGCAGGTGACTGCGTGGTAATCGGTGCGCTCAACGAGCAGGGCGAGTATGACGGAGAGAACCACGATGTTCCTGCGTTCGTATGGAGTGAGCAATTCGCAAATCTCGTCAAGACCGTGCGTGCTGACGGTGAGTACGCAAATTGGCTCACTGACTGGGCGAGCGATGATGAGAACTTCGCACCAAAGGTAATCGGTATGACCGATGAGCAGATGGACAACTACTTCGCCAACGGTGAACTTCCCAATGAGTGAAGCAACTATTCACAACATCAAGTCACTAGATAAGTCACCAGCCCCCGAAGTGGGGCTGGTGCTTACTAACTCCAACAATGCGTTGGTGCTTGCGTATCACTTGCGTAATCTCGCTGGTGACGGTCTGTACGCTTCGTGGACAGTGCTGTGCCACTTGCCTAATGACAACTACTCACGCTTCGCAGTGTGGACACTCGTTGCACGACCCGAAGGCTGGAGTGCTGGACACGGCGATTACTACGGCACACTCTCTCACGCTGTGCGTGGCTACGAGCGCAGGGCTGGTATCGCCGAAGCCGAGTGACTTATCTAGTTAGTCTGACCCACTCGCCAACGGTGGGTCGGACTGGCTGGATACTTACTAGATAAGTGCCGACCCGAATACTTACTAGATAAGTTCGCTTCCGACGATGGAAGCCCCGCGCCCCGACCATGAGCCGGGGCTTACACGGTGAGTAGCAAAAAATGGATTTTTTTTGCTTGTTCACGGGGTGGTCGGGAAAAAGTACGCAGAGTTCGGGCGTGTCGGGGGAATGTCGTTCGCTGGCTCTAACTGTTTGACGGTGGTGGAAAGGGTTACTAGATAAGTCTGCTCGTACGCATGTATCGTGTAATCACCTACTAAACCAAAGGGGAAGAAGATGGGATTAGACAACATACCAAAGAACTACCCGTGCAAGTCCAAAGGCACGGCAGTAATGGTGAGGCGACTGGACAAAGACGGTCAGCCGATTCGTGGACAAGACGGTGAGTTTGTAGAAAGCATTTCCTGTGAGGAAACTGCTAATCGCAACGCATGCCCGTATCAGACAGCAGTCAAGGCAAGTGGCATGACCGAAGGTGCTGTGTACGGCATGTTCGGAACTCCGTGCTGGTATCGGGGTAAGTGGGGGAACTACCTCATGCAGGCTCTTGACGGTAGCGAAGGCGAATACGATTTCTATGGCGACAATGAGGAAGGCACGGAGAAGTCTCCAGAGAGTTGCCGAGCAACTGCCGACTACATGGAAGGACTTCTGAACGACAAGATTCAGGATTCTCCAGAGTTCATCGTGAACGGTGAGGATTTGATTCCTCAGATTCGTTATGCGATTTGGTGGCTTCGTTGGACTGCTGATGAAGCAGACGGCTCTAACTGCTGGTACTGAAAGGACTAGATAAGTGACTGCTCATGTTCACATCACAGTCCGTGCGAGCGCACAAATTGTGAAGCACGAAGAAGAAGAAATAATTGAGGAGTGGAGTATCCCCACCAATGAAATGCCCGATGAGTGGCAATACATGACCGATGATGAAAAAGCGAAATGGGTCAGGTCTGCTGAACGGTCTAAATACTGGATAAACGCATACAAGGTGCTTACTCCAGTCGTGGTTTCTGCCACCGAAACTGGGGTGGTACGGACTACTGTTTCCGTGAAAGGAGAGAAATGGTTCTGACACCTGAAGATTTAGACAACATTTTGTGGGAGAACTACTACTTCCTTGCCACGACACGGGCTCAAGCGATAGAAGCAATTTGTGGTGATTTAGTAAATGGAACTTTATTGGCGTGGGCTCTTGATTCATGGGGTCTAACAAGTGACGACATTGTGCGCTCAATAATTCGGCTGACCACAGACCAACTTCTCGGCAAAGACATAAACGAGATGGCGTATGAACCTACTAGATAAGTTCTTCGTTCCCCTGTGGGTTACGATTCGGCTCTTTCTGACCATGCTCGCAATAAAGGTTCGTGGTCTGATTCTCATCGGCAGTAAGTGCAGGGTGGAGTTCCCAGAGGGTCGCTCGTTTCTTTACTTTTCTTTCTCGCCAGACCCGAAGGACACATCGTACTTTGACGACTATGGGATTCCAGACGATGAGATTTTTCATTACCTAGATAAGTGGACGGCACTTATCAAGTACGCATGGACGGACCATCAGGACGGCTGGCGAATCAGCGAAACGCAACTCGTCTACGCAGACGAAATCATTACTGACTAGATAAGTCCAACCAAATAAAACCAGCTCGACCCTTTGAGCCCCGGCTAAACAGTGAGACGCGGGGCTTACACGGTAAGTGGTGAGGTGGGGCTGGTTCGGGGTGGTCGGCAAGAAGTTGGGTCGGCTCACGGGTAGGTCGGGTGGAAGTCGGGTCGGGTTGAGAACACACCAAGACATTGACGGTGGTGGAAGACCATACCGACTAGATAAGTCAGGTTGATAAATCTGCTGGTGTGGGGCTAGAGTGGGTCGTACCACTACTAGACGAAAGGGCGAGCATGCCAAACTGGTGCAGTAACACAATGAAGGTGTCAGGTCCAAAGCCTGAACTCAAGCGATTCCTGAAATCACTCAAGATAAAGGAAATGCAAAAGACGGGCGAAATACAAGACGGCAAATGGGTAGCCACTGGTGAAAAAGAAGTAGAAGTTGATTCACTCAACCACCTTGACCCGATTCCCGAGGCGTTGATGAACACGGTTTCGGGTTCAGTTCCCGAGGACAAACAGGCTGAACACAAAAAGCAAATGCAAGACAACCTAGATAAGTACGGCTACAAGGACTGGTACGACTATGCCAACGCCGTATGGGGAAGCAAGTGGGGTGCAGGTGATGTTGGCGTATCTGATGACGACTACAACAAAGGTTCTGTCTCAATGTATTACCAGTCGGCATGGTCACCATGCAACGGTCTTATCGCTCGTATCTCAAAGCAGTTCCCGAAACTTGTATTCGGTGTCGTGTTCACAGAGGAAGCCGAGTTTTTTGCTGGTTGGGTTGTAATCCATGATGGAGAACTCATTGTTGAGGGCGAAGGTGTAACCGAAATGGATTCGGAGATAGAGGGTATGCCTCAAGACACCGATGAACAAATGGACGAATACTGGGAAGCACAGGGTGAGTGGCGAGCAAACCGTGATGATGACATGGTTGATTCGTGCGACAAGGCTATGCAACTCATCGTGTCGTGGATTCGTTCTAATCAGAGGCGAAAGGAGAAACTATCGTTCAGCCAGTATGACGATTACTTACTAGATAAGTCCTAAACCCAAAATCAACCAAAAAACAAAGGAGAAAGACATGGCACTTACAGCCATTGAGAAAAAGACAATGCGAATCGCAGAGCGACTCAAGAACGAAAGACTTGAGCGTGAGTGGTCACAAGAAACGCTGGCGAATAAGGCTGGCATTGACCGTAAGACGGTGAATCGCATTGAGAACGGACATTTCTCGCCAAGCATGACGACATTTCTATTGTTGTGCGAAGCGATGAAAGTGAACGCCCAAGACATTATTGCAAAATAATGCCCGATGTGAAATGGGTGGGGAGTGGACACCCCACCCATACTCACTAGATAAGTCTGCTTACTAAAAGATACAGTGTTGGTACTTACCACCAAAGGAGAAACGCCATGAGCGAACAGCAAGTAATCTCAAACGACATACTAAAGATTCTCGGCGATGTAATGCGCCGAAGCAAGTATGCAAAAAAGGAAATGTGCAAAGAAGTTGCCATGAGCGACAACCCACCAATGCTCATCATTGGTCGTATTCACCAGTCTGATGATACAGATGATGAAATGGCTGAATCAGCAAGTCAATACACAAAGGAATTGGGCTTGGAACGCCAATACGATGTTGGCATGCTTCCACTGATTCACAAGGAAGACCCATACGACGCTTACATGGACGCTATTGGTCACTTGCCTACAGCACCAGTGAACTTCATCTTTCTTGCAGTTGAGGGCTACATGCGTCGTGGCACGGACAAAGTGAACTTTGACAGTGAAGAAGGCGAATCGCTGAAAGACGAGTTCCAAAACAACCCTTTCTCAGATGTTCGTGAAGGTCTTGTAGTGAGTGGCGTGGACTGGGAACAGGACAAGATTTACATGAGCGCAAGCACCTACACCTATGACGACCGAGGCGTACCGATGTTTGACGATGTGGACACTGACATTGTTCACCTGACAGATGAGAACAGCGAAATGGCTGAGGCTCGTTTCACCAATGCCATGCTTCAGACGATTACCTATCTGAAATTGGCAATAAAGGCAAAGGCGTTTCACACTTTGCTCACCGAAGCCGACAACGACAAAGAAGGGAACTAGATAAGTGACCCAAACACTTACAGCGACCGAACTGGTGGACACAATGATTCGTCACTGCTCGGGCAGAGACTTAGTTGCTTCATCGGAAATGACCGACATGTTGCTTGACCTGCGTTCGCTAATAATCAACGACAAACAGAAAGAGGAAGTCAAATGAGCGAACAACAAAACCATGATGAAGAAATGCAAGAAATAATGAAAAAGGTGTTCTCCGATGACACCAAGTTTCCCACCGATAATCCGTTTATCAGATTCGGATTTGACGCACTACAGACATTGACCGAGGCACTGTTTATTTATCAGAATCATGGTCACCGAATGGGATTCAGTGTCTCGCAAGTGCATGAAATTGCACAACTCCCCGACAAGGAGAAGGATGAGGCACTAAAGTTTCTCGTACCAAGTCCTGACGGACCGTTGCTCACAGAGGACGACCGTGCATTGGCAGACATGCTGGACGACTTGATTATGGACGCTATGGCTTACTCGGAAGCACGGGAAATCGCCAAAGAAACGATTCCCGACATTGAGAATTTTCTCAAGAACCAGTAGCCACTTATCTAGTTACTAGATAAGTCCGATAACTAACTAGATAAGTCAGGGGGTGGGGTCAAACCCACCCTCTTTCTTTATGCACCCGATTCACCATGTAAGCCCCGCGTTTTGCTAAAAAAAAATCAAAAAAATTAAATATCCAGAGCCGCCGCAGCACGCCGCCAGAACGTGCAAAAAAATGAAAAATTTGACAAATTTAATTCCCGGGGGGTGGTGAATCTAATTGACGGTGGCGGAAAGGAAATGCCTTCGATGGCAGGTAGTCAAAAAAATAACTTTCTTGCGTTGCTGTACCAGATAAGTCTGCCTACCAAAAGATAGTCTGGGGAAACGGGCAAGTCGGGATAAAGTTCTGCTAGAAAGGTAGCCATGAAAAAACTGACTGATGAATTCATTGATGGAATCCACAAAGAGATGTGGAAGGAAATGGAAAAAGAATTCGGAACGATGTATCGGATTCCCAAAGAGCAAGCGTCCAATGCCAGCGAACTGATTCGTGGGCTACATGTGTTGCAATTATGGCAAAGGGAAGGTGGAAGCAAGAATGTGCTTTCTTACCTGAACTCTTACTCCGTGCTTCCCCATATCGCTGACCACATTATTCAGACATACTGTGGCAAGGAAGTCCAGAAGGAAGCAATGCAGAAGCCTGAAAAACGCAAGGACAAATGGGGTGCGTTTATGGAGTGGGCAAAGACCCAAGACGGTAAAGAATTCACTACCGAGGAACTGGTCGCACAGTCTGGATTCTCGTATCAGACAACACTTGGCTTCGTGAATGAGACACCCGAGTTCATCAAGGTCAAGCGTGGCTTGTACCGAGTGTCTATTGCAAAGCGACCTGACTAACTAGATAAGTCAAAAATCTAATAATTCTGTATCTAACTAGATAAGTCCGCGGGGCTTCCAAAGGAAGCGAGGCTCGGGGTGGTCGGGTGTAAGTTGGCGAGGCACGGGGTAGTCGGGTGCAAGTTGCCGAACGATTACCGAGTGACTGGAACTAACTAGATAAGTGTCCGAGTGAAACTAACTAGATAAGTGGACTGACTAGATAAGTGGTATGAACTAACTAGATAAGTGGCGAGATAAATCTGCTATCGGGTCGCTACAGTGGTACACGACAACCAACCCAACTACTAGAAACGGAGAAATACCAATGGTTGCACAGACAGAAACAACGGCTCTCCCCGAGTGCTGGAAAGCACTTGAGGACTGCCTCAACGCAGGGATAGACCGAGTAATCCTCTACGGTCCATCAGGTATCGGAAAGACCTACGCTGGCATGACGCTCGGCAAAGTGGACGCTGGTGCGTTCCGACTGGTCTGCACCGAGGACATGACGAACATGGATGTTACAGGTGGCTTCATGCCGAACGGCAAAGGTGGCTTCATGTGGCTGGACGGTTCGGCTCTCAAGGCATGGAAGGGCAACGGAACAGAGGGTGGACGGCTCATCGTGGACGAAGTAGATAAGGCTTCGGGCGATGTGTTCGCAACACTCTTGGCGATGTTGGATTCACCTGAATCTGCTTCGTTTGAGCATCCTGAAACTGGCGAGGTGATTCGTCCTCTCGGTGGATTCTCGGCGATTATGACCACGAACATTGAGAACATGGGTGAGTTGCCAACAGCACTCGCTGACCGTTTCCCGATTCGTATTCGTATCAACGAGCCACACCCGAGCGCACTGCTTCGCTTGTCTCCTGACTTGCGCAAGTACGCCGTTCGCATGGCTGACGCTGGTGACGACCGTATCTCACTTCGTGCGTTCATCGCATTGGACAAACTCCGTGCGAGCGTTGGCATGGAACGAGCATGCTCACTCACTTTCGGCGACCGTTCCCGTCAGATTCTTGACGCACTCGCCATTGACGGGGTGAAATAATGTCTCAACCTGCTGGCAAGCATGTTGCTGGCAAGGCGTTCCCGAGTGGACTAGATAAGTCCACTCGGGGTAACGCCAAAGCCGAGGCAACCCTTCTCGGTCGGCGTGACCAAGCGCACGGAGTTTGGACAGTAGAACACTGCCAAGCCGTGCGTGGCGAGCCAATGACCGATGTGACTAACAAAATCATGTTCGCACCAACGGACAATGACGACAAGGCTCGGGCGATTCGTGCGCACGAACTCATGCATGCAAAGGTGTCGCCTGATTCGGCACAAATGGCAGAGTGGGTCAAGCGTGAAATGGCTTCGGCTACAGCACTCACTGTCGTTGAGGAACTTCGTGTGAACTTTCTCTGCCAACAGGCAGGGATAGATGTAAAGAAGCACCTTGCTGACGGAAGCGAACTTGCAGGTGGACAGCGTTGCGCAGAAACTAACGACTGGGCGATGGCAGTTGCTATGTGCGTTGGAACTGCTGGAAGTGCTGGACACAAGCAATTTCTCAACGGCGTTCGCAGAGTGAATCGTGCATGGGGCGACCAACTGTTAGACATTGGCAAGCGAGCCGTGCGTGAGATGAAGAAGGCTCATCGCACTGGTCACTTGGCTAACACGACAGTTCACAACGGACTTGCGCCGTTCGGATTCACCTACACGGAACAACTCGCCGAGTGGGTGGACAGGCTCGCTTCGTTCCCACCACCAAAGGAACGGAAGCAACCAAAGCCGAGCAAGGGCAAGGCTGGTGGTGAGGGCGAAGGTAACTCACTAGATAAGTCCAAAGCCCACAGCAACGAAGGCGAAGGCAAGGAAGGTGAAGGCGACAAGGACGGAAATCCACTCAAGGACATAACTCCGTCTGCTATCACCACTGGCACTCCGAAATGGGGCGAACTTCGTCTTGAGCGTATGCCAATGCCTCGCTACAGCAAAGGTGGTATCGGTAAGAAGCGTATTGCAACAAATGCAGGTCGCAGACCTCGCCGTATGCAACGCATGATGACCGACCCTGCTATGCGAGTGTTTGACCGAAAGGTGCGTGGCAGTGGTGGCATGGTCGTTATTGACGCAAGTGGTTCTATGTCGTTCACGACAGAACAAATTGCCGAAATCATTGAGCATGCCCCTGGGGCTACTGTGTTGCTCTACTCCGACAGAGGTAGTCGTGGTCATAACGCATGGGTCGTTGGCGACAAAGGACGCATGGTTGAGACAGTGGAAGGAATTGACTACGGACACGGCAACGGCGTGGACTATCCAGCGATTCAGTGGGGCGTAAAGAATCGCAAAGATTCTCGCACTCCTCTCGTGTGGGTGACAGATGGTGGAGTGTGTGGTGTGAACGACAGTTTCCACGATTCACTCGCTATGCAGTGTCTCACCTACGCTCGCAAGAACAACTACATCGTTGTTCCTCATGTTGAGGAAGCGATAAAGCAACTCAAGTCATTGAGCAACGGTGGAACGGCACGGAGTGTCTATCCAGCGATGTTCCGTGATGTGTGGCGCAGACACATGGGCAACATCCCACTCGCTTGAGTTACTAGATAAGTCCTCGGGTGGGGGTTGGCGAGAGCCAGCCCCCACTCTTGGCGTACACAGTTGGGGAGAACCGTGTACGACTTGCCTACGCTCTCTCGGCGAGCGTGTGTCGCTCTGAATACCAAGCGATACACTTTCCGTTTCTAACGCTCTACGAGAGGGCTAGGCACTCCCAATACCTACTAGATAAGTGAAAGGACTAGATAAGTGGACACACCCGATGAAGCAGTGCAGGAAGCATTGAGCGAACTGCAAGACAGCCTGAAACATACGATTCATTATCTGAATGGAATACTGGACGAAATTGCGACAGGCTCGTACACACCAAAGAAAGCAAGTGAGGACTACGAGAATCTACTGTGGAACGAAGGCATTGACTTCATTTCGCAGTTGAGTTCACTCGCTGAACTTGACTTAGAAATTGTTTGAGAAAGGACTAGATAAGTGCTGATTATGATTCTGCTTACTTGTATTGCGTGTATCACACTCGGTACTTATCTAGTCAGTATCACCACTGGTACTTATCTAGTCAATACACATGAACTAGATAAGTGCATGCGATTCGCTCGTATCTACTTACTAGATAAGTTGTTAGTCACGCACACGCAAGAGTGCAGTAACTACAAGTCGCCACAGCGTGTAGAACAACGCCAGCACCATGCAACGCCACAGAGAGAGTGTGATACTCACTCCACTACCGTCCACGCTCACGACACGCAGAGCAAGATACAGAACCGAGCCGAGTACGACCGACACGAACACAAGATTCAGAATCGCAAGAATTGACTTCATGCCCCCATTTGCCGTTGGAGCCCCGCCAGAAATCTGGTTCGGCAGCGGACGAGGAAAAGAATTTCCAATTTTTTGAGTATTTTTGGAAGGCATGTTCTTCTGAGCTCCTAGGAACTTGACGGTGGTGGAAGACTTTCCTGGATTTAAGAAATCTTTAATTTTTTAACAATTTGATGGACCCGCTGCCGGCTCAAATCAAACTCATCTGCAATTTCCCGAAGGGACTTACCCTCGGTCCGCATGTTGCGAATTACTTCATTTCTTTTTGAGTCAGTTGCTGGACCCGGTTGGAATGGGCCCCACTGCCACTGGGAAATTTGTGAAATTCTGTCAATTCTTTCCTGACTTAATTGACCTTTGCGAAATCTCTGGCGAATGTATCCAGCCCAAGCTCCAAGAGTTACATCTTTTTCTTCAAAATTTTCAACATGAATTGCCGGCACTTTTGAATTTCCTTCTCGTGCAATATATTGCTCAAGCGCCTTGATGTAGGTATTGAATTTGGTGTTGTTGTCCATACTTGTAACAATAGACGAACATATGTTCGCTGTGGGTGACAAGTAAATAAATTGATTTTTTTAAATATGACGGCGGCGGAAAGCCCCACGTGGAGAAACGCGTTTTATTCCTGAAAAACTTTTTAAAAGAGGTTGCAATTAATGCGCGCGCAAGATAGCTTGGATGCCATGGAATAACTGCTCAGCAAATTATGCATTAAATTCAATATCTACAATTGTATATAACCCAGCGCCATGGCAGACTGCGATGTCATTGACGCACCATTCAAGCAAGAGGTGCACAATGGAAGAGAAGAAAAATCAAAAAGAATGGATTGAACTAGGACACGGGGACAAGGGCAAGAAAGAGCTGGCCGAAGTATTGTCTAAAAACAATGTCGACCCAGAGCTAGCCAAAGAGCTCCAGATTCAAATCCAAGAAACTGCAAAAAATCAACACAATGTCATCTTTGTGTTTACCGAGGGAACCTACGCCATTACGGCAATCCATGCTCCGAAGTCATCACTCGATGGACGGGAAGGTCCTGTCCTCATGCCGGGGGCAAATGATAAGAACATCATTGCAGCATTTTCTGATGAATTCATTCGCTCGAAGATTAAAAAAGTTGATTTGTTGGAAGAAAACGCGGGGCTCACTGGTATCGGTGATGTTGCCTGGATGAATGAATTGGAAAAGCTAGTGGAAATTGTTAGGCTGGAGTTGGTAGCCAACCCACCAGATAAATGGGAATCATTACTAGATTCCAATGAATCTGAATGACGGTGGTGGAAGACGCCTGGTTTTAAATTGAAAGAAAAGGGAAATTATGCAAATTACAGCTGTTGATACCGAGGGACCATTTGAACCCAGAAGATGGCAAGATGCTGCCAAGGTTTGTGTTTCTTTGATTTTTGACTCAACGGCAGCCATTATGGCCGACCGCGGAGAATCCAGAATCACACTCATCTCCTCAGAAAATTTTGAAAAATTGAATCCTGAGCTCGAGACGTTCCTCCTCTTCCAGGGCCACCTCGACATCCAATTCGAGGGAATGATTAATACTTCGAAATGGTTCGAAGCTGACCAGATGTATTGGGCAGAAGAGTGGAAAATGCTGGGGGCGATTGCTGCTTCTGGAGGAATGAAAAATGGAAGTTTTTTGCCAGATGCTGCGGCCGGCAATAACTACAAAAAAATGGAAAATTTGAGTGCTAGCGGTACCGAAGTCTTCGACAGCTGGATGATTCGGGAACAAATAACCGAAACTTTGATTCGCAAACAGCACGACTACGGTCACCACAATATTTCAAGATTTGGACGCCATGGTCTCCTGGTCCGCGTGCATGACAAAATTGCAAGATTAAAGAACCTCATGCTGCAGTCGGCGGCACCAAACAACGAATCAATCTCAGACACATACACCGATATTGTCGGCTACTCAGCAATTGGAATTATGTGGGAACGAGGTTGGTTTAACCTCGAGCTCACGGTATAAATTAAAAAGCAATTTAAAAAAAGTTACTAGAAAGATGACGGTGGTGGAAGATGGGCTTAGTACGCGCAGCAATCATTTACTCAGCTGGTAAGCGTCGCGCTAACAAGAAACGAGACAGACAAGAACGGTCTCGAATCGAATACGAGAACTGGGGTGAACACGATTCAACCAGAGCTATGTACGAGTACTACCGAAAAGACTCCGACGCAGAGAGGGAGTACTATGCCAACCGATAAAGGCGCGCTCTGTGTTGACTGCGGTGTAGACACAGTTAAAATTAATGAGTACTACATGTCTACAGACGCCATCTGGAAACGAGCTGGCATGCATAAGTACGGCGGGATGCTCTGCATTGGCTGCCTGGAAAAGCGCGTTGGACACATGCTTAAATCATCAAATTTTAAAGAATGCCCACTCAACTGGCGCAACGTTCTCTATCCAGAAATGTCTTCAGGAAGATTGTTATCTCGTTATCTAAATGGTGGGCAGCGGTCCAAATGGAAAGCAGGCCTCATGCGCGCATTGAAAAATGTACTAAAAGATGGCGACTGGGGACTCATTGCGAAGCTGACAATGACAGAGTATTTATACGAAAAAAAGAAAAACAAATATGTACCCAAGGAGGATGCATAATGGCGATAAAAGAAGCAGCCATTGATTGGTGGGTCTGCGATTGTGGAAACAATCCAGGAGCCGACGGCTTTTATCCATGTAACGAAAAAGGGGAAATGTTAGAACCAGAAATCGGCAGCGGCTGGGACGAAGAGTCATACGTGTGTTACCGCTGCGGGGATATTATTAATCAAAATACTTTGGCCGTAATCGGAAGCGCCTGGCACTGGGGGGATGATGGGAAAATTTAACTTTTCTGGAATGTCTGACATCGAAGTCGACGACATCATTGAGCTCAAAGCTGAACTCGAGGCGGACGCGTTGTGGCTCGAGGAACAAATCAAAAAAGATGAAATTTTAAAAGAATCTGGCGGCCGGCTGCCGGCTGAAGAAAAAGAAGAAAATGAGGAAAATTCATGAACGTTTACGTAGCTCTGGGCCTGCATCTGGTTTTTGCAATTTTGTGGTTTTTTGATTCGCGCACGCTTCGGCGACGAAGGGACATAAAGCGCTATTACGAAGCTGAGGAAAAAATGAACGCAATGCTGGACCAGGCGGCCAAAACCCTCATTGCTGAGCTCGACACGTGGAGACTAGAAAAAGAGAAAAATAAGACGCCCAATGGGATGGAGCTGCAGGAGCTTTCCCAGAAAATTGCGTACGAACAAATGAAGTCTCGATGGAACCACCCGACCAACAATCGAAGGACAGACTTCGATATCGACATTACCCACATTCTCGAAGAGAAGATGGCCAAGCGCAAAAAGAAGCCAGGCCCATGGGGACTGATTAGTTGGTCGTTCCAGGACAGAGAGTTAGGCGGACCTAACTCAGGGATGTGGAAAAAGCCAAAATCTGACGAATAGTCGCTCGAGCTCTCCTGGTTAAAGGAAACCCCAGGGGAGTCAGCTTCCGTCACCACCTACCAGAAAACAGAAAGACTCAACCCTGGGGTTAACTCCATTCCGGTGAAAGGGGGTAACTCCGGAAGGAGCCCCGCTAACATAGCACGATTTTTAAAAACTCCATGTAAATATTTCAAGAAATAAAAAATCGAAAAGATTCTGAAAAGAATTTGCCCTGGGTGGTTGACGGTGGTGGAAGACTCTGCTAGCTTGAACCGCCATCGACCAATAGGTCGGTCCAACGTGTCGACACATTACGTGGGAAAACCTACATGCCTTGAAAACCTTTTGGAAACAAAAGGCTTAGCCGGCCACGCCCCCACGAAAGTTGGCAAAATTTCAAAGGTTCCCCCCAGACCCCCCTCCAAAGGAGGGGTTCTTCTTTATTCATTCAAGGATTTATTCCTTGGTTGAAAGTAAGAATAGTTTTGGATTAATCCAATCTCTAGAGTATTTTCATCTACGAAATTTAGTTTTACTCAATTAAAAATTAAGCAAAATTTTTTTCCTGTTTGTACCATTTCTGTGTCGATAAATATTGACGGTGGCGGAAAGCAACGATAGGATGCGTCTATGGTTGATGAGCTCTTCCCCAGAGAGAAGAAAAAGCGCGGTCCGAATCAGCACACCAAAGACCAACGCACGGCGGCGGAAACAATTTCTGAAGATGCAAAGAAAATAGTTTTCGACTATTGGAAAGAACGCCATTCCAAAAAAGCTGCAGTCCTGGACGCCAAGCGCGCGGCAAGAATTGGATGGGCTATCAAGAACTACGGAATCAAGTCCTGCAAGGACGCTATAGACGGATGCCTTGTTTCTGATTGGCATATGGGCAAGAACCCCAACGGGAAGAAGTACAACGACATCCATAACATCTTCATTGATGCACAGCACGTCGAGATGTTCCTAAGGAAGCTGGAAGAAAAGACAGGCAACACAGCTCGAGATAAATGGATAAGCGGGGATAAATGATTATTGCCGGCAAGAACAAACCGCCATGTGACTGTGAGATGGATAGGATTACCCGACCCCTACGCTGCAATGAAGAAGAGGACGACGAGTGAATAAAACCGAATTAGTTCAATTAGTAGAGCAGGCCTACGCCACCTACAACCAAACACTCCCCTCAGCAGAAGACAGGCTAATGACCCTGTATTCGTCTTGGCACGATTTGCTCCATGACCTGGAGTACGACGAGACAAAGAAGGCTTTCCTCCAGATTGCGGTTAGTGCCCAGTTCATGCCTAGGCCTGGCGAGATACGTCGTGCCACAATAAATAGGCGTACAAAAATGACCTCATTCGATGACCCCCTTGTTGCTTGGGGTAAATTCCTTACCATAATTTCTAACGTCAATTCTGGTGTGGGTAACCCAGTGGAGATGTCAGACGCCCTCCGCTCCACAGTAAGGGCACTAGGAGACGCTGCCTGGGGAATGCATACCAATTCAGACAGAGAAGCATTCTGCCGTACATACGAACGAATCGTCAATGAACTAGATATGGACCGGTACTCAGTTCCCGAATTAGATGGTAGTAAATGAATACCCCAACAATAATTTACCTATTTTTTTCTAGTCTTTTTATTTATGTTGTGATGTATTCCAGGATTGCTTTCCTGTTGAAGATATTTATTGTCGTCTCGCTAGTAGTTGCAATGAGGTCTGTCGTCCTGGGCTAACTTCTGGTTTGTGAAGAGAAACCCAGGCAGACCAGCTCTTATACCAACGAAGCCAGTAGTGACGCTGACATTGCGCGTCACAAAAGAATTTAAAGAAAAACTCATGCATCAGGCCGGCGCCGTCGACTTGAGCTTGACTGCGTACATAGAGTCGTTGGTCGAGCGAGATGGGCGCTAAAAGCAAAAAGACCAAACATCTCGACAGCTATGTAACGCTGAACATCCGGCTAAAAGGCCGGGTAAAAAACGAGATAGTTGAGTACGCAACTAAACAGGGAATATCTGTAAATCAATTGTGCATCTATGCACTCTATGAATTCGTCCGCAACCAAAAGGGATTCCCTACTCCCGGCTCTGCGCAATTCTCAATACCAACAGTGGAAGAGCAAGTGTTGGCGTATGTGCGCGGGGAACAATTACTAAAGCCGTGCGGCAAAAAAGATTGCCTGCAAAAAATTACCCAATTAAATGAGTGGCAATTTTGTGAGACTTGCAACTTGCGCATTATGTAATTTGTAATTACAAAATTTCGAAAAAAAATTTTTAGGACCGCCGGCGCAGGATTTTTGGTCTTTTTTCGCCTTTTACTTCTGCCGGCAATCTGCTGTGCTAAGTTACTCCCGTCCACTCGGGCCAGGATTAACTCGCTTGGTGGTTATGCCATTTTCTACCGGCGACTCCTTGCGTCGGGTGCATGACCCCTCCTCAGGTGAGGTGCCCGGGTGGACATCTATCCTCCCCACATCTGTGCAAGCGTTGGCCGAATTGGCTTTATCTTTCTTCTTCTTTGTTCTGCTGCAAGCTGTCTGCTCGTTAGTCCTGCCCAAACACCGTGCATATCAGCGGGTGGAAACTCAAGTGCGTACTCTAAACACTTGCTTCTCACTGGGCACGCCCTGCAGATGGTTCTTGCCTGTGCAATGTAAGTAATATCCTTATGTTGTTTGGGAAACATTAGTTCGGTCTTTCCCTTACAGGCTGCCAGTTGAAACCAATCTTTCGCAGGTATAGCTATCTCTGAAAATGGTTGGGTATTTTTATTGGGTAATTTTTGTTTGGATATTTCTTTCTTACCAGTCATAAAATCTCCTCAGAGAAAAGATGAATTTCTTATCTCTTTGGATAATTACTACTAGGTAATTACTGGTAGGTGGTGGTCAAGTGGTTGTTGGTTTTGGTTTGTACTATGCCTTACCCCCCTG